TGTCTGCGGCGACAAGGCGGGTCCGGCAACGACATCGAACATGACGGAAATAATAACGTAATGCTCGCCGTCGCCTTCCACAGGCATCAGTAATACATGCGCGCCCGGCGCACTAGGACAGGAAAGACGCAGATCGCCCACCTGCGTAACCGCCGCATCCGGCAACCACCCTGTCTCGATATTGTCAGGCTGCAAGCGCACCTTGACGGCATGATTGGCAGGATCAACCGCTGAAACGATCCCATGTATGGCGTGGGCCGTGCGCGTCTGATGGGCCGCAGCCCAAAAAGAACCATCCATGGGCCTGTTTCCTCAAAAAACGCGATCCCGCAGCGTAACATCCTGCCGATAACCATGAGCGGGATCGAAAGAATGCGTGACAGAGTCGACGGATAATGTCCTGGCTTCGTCAAAAAGCCCTTCATCAAGAGTCATGAAATGACGCGGTGCCAGCCCCGTCACGGCAGGCAGAGAAAGACGAGCTTCGACCGCATGAGAGACAATCCGTCGATATTTTCCTTTTGCCAGGCGCCTGATTTCGTCCATGCGCTGGCCCGGCGCCCTGAAAGTATAGAGCGCAGCATTGGCATCCGGCATCTGGCTCGAAAAATTTTGACCGTCGAAAAAAACCTCGCTCCGGGCCCTTTGGCGAGAATCCCAAGATTGCACACCGACAACGACATTTCGCGTGAGACCGAGATCGTGCCTGAAAGCCTGAACGCTGACACCGACGGGAGAAAAAAGTCGTGTGCCCCCCTCACCGACGGCGTAGGGCGCATGAATATGAATTGTCTTGCCAGCCGCATGACACTCATATCCGTGATCGCGGGAGAGGGAGAAAGCAATATCGAAAGCGGTCTGGTACCGATGCTGCGTAATGGCAGAAAGCCGCCTGTGTTCCAGTTGCCAGAACTGCCCGCAATACGTCGCAGTTTCGGTGTCAGCAGAACCAATATCCGTCTGAAAATCCAGTCCTGCGTGCTGAACCGCGTTCTGCACGAGTTCGAGCGCAGTATGATTGCTCCAGGAAGAGGCGAGGCGCGTATCGAGCAGAAAGGCCATATAATCACGGCACTCCAGCACGAAGAGCGACTTGCCGCTTCCCTTGCTGAGCGCATCGAGCACACCGTGAAAGACAGTCGTCCACTCATTGCTGCCCTGCGCAACCTGTAACCTCACATCCGGTCGTTCGAAGCCTGAACGGTTTTCGACAACTCTACGCAGAACAGCCTTGTCTTCGACAATCACTCTGATGAGTGCTGTGTCGCAACGCTCATAGCGCGTGCATTCCAGGCGAAACCCCCCGACATGCAGGCTTTCCTGCGCAGCGCCGTCGATCAGAAGCCGGGTTTTCCAGTTGCGCATCAACCCTGTCATGAGGGTGGCAACCCTTCGCCCTCATAAGCAACGCTCTCGTCAGGCAGAACGATCTGCACCGGCACGTCAAAGCCGGTGAGGTCAGGGTCGCTCAACCCGTTTTCCTCAGCGAGACGCCACCACTGCATGGCGTCGTTGAAGTAGCGCATGGCCAGATGAAAGAGCGACACATCGTCTGACGTTACCTGTATCTTCATTCTCATTCCCCTCGAAACCGTTCAGCCTGACACCGCGCCATGCCTGGAACGGCACGTCACGACGCATCACGTCACGCGCCAATCAGGGTCTGCGCGCGACTGACATAACTTCCGGCATCGACACTCAGGGTCGTTGCACCGGCATTTTGCGAAAGAAGAACCAGGTCGCCCGCATTCGTGACCTGCGCCTTGTCCAGAGCCAGGCCGGATTCGTTTCGAGCCTGTACCAGACTACTTCCCGCAAGAGAGAGATCCGATCCGACCGCAGCGACGGCCGTGGGTATACGGGTCACATTGGTGGCGCTCTGCCAGAGAGAACTGGCCTTTCCCAGCGCATCCCGGGCGCGTGCGATCGCGCCGCCTGCGCCTAGAACCTGCGCCACTGGCATGATCTGACCCATGACAGACGAAATCATGTTCGTACCGATCCACCCGGAGTCGGTCATTTGTCCGAGCACGGTCGACAAAACGCCCAGACCAGAAATCATATCCAGACTGGCCGTCTCCAACGAACCCAGCGCCAGAACAGAGGGGCTGACTTCCCGTTCCAGAACCAGACGATAGGGACAGATCGTCCCGCGCGCCTGATAAGACCAGGAAAATTCGGCAATCCAGACCCGTGCGGACAGATCGGCGACTGAAAAGGCCAAAACCTGCGCGGCCTCGCGCATCGCCTCCAGACGACGCGCCCTGCTCGTCGCCATCGGCCCAATGAAACGCCCGGTCAGCACCAACCGCGCCGGGTCGTTGCCGATGGCGTCGATCACGCGCCCGCCTCCGAGAAGGCGATGGATAATCAGGATCTGACGACCCCCGATAACCAGCTCGTCCGGCACTTCTGGCCCGCTCAAAACAAGACTTCCCAGGGTCACCGGGGCCGCCCGATCAAGCTGACCTATGGCGCCAAGCGCATTTTCGACCTGAAGAAGCGATATACCCATTTTTTCTTCTCTTACATGAAGCCGAAACTCATATTCGGGTATTGGGGCACGGCAATTTCATCGACGGCGGCGCTTCGTGTGCGCAGGGCATTCATACGGAAACTCTCGTCAGACAGGTCGGATGCCTTCTCCTGCCCGCGAGGCATTCCCATGATGTCACCGAAATGCTCTGTCCGATCGACCGCAGTACTACGCTCCGCCTGCAACGTTCCCGACTGTCTGGCGAGCGCATGGTCTCGCCGTAAAGCCCCAAGAAAATCCGGAACGAGCGCAACAGCTTCCTGCCGAATGGAACGCAGTCGCATGACGCTCCTCACGATCCCGGTCGGCGCAGCATCCATGCCATCAGCCTGAACCAGGCCATTTCGCGACTGACGCACATTGATCGGCTCTTGTCTTGCCGAAAAGAACCGATGACGCGTTATCTCTGATAGCAAGACAGGGCTCAGTCTTCTGGGAAAGACAGGCCCTTCCCGATCAGACCCTTCCAACATTGGAGACGCCGGACTCCGCGAGGCTACCGGCAGCACATTGGGCAAAGGCGTCCAACGCTGCCCCTCGATAACGGCCTGAATTCTCTGCCGTGAAAGACCGGGAACAGGACGCAGCCTAATCTCTGAGTTCAAAACCGCTCTTCTCAACTGCCCGTCGCGAGCCTTCGGTCGCACCGGAGCAAAGGAAGGGTGAACATGTTTCCCAACACTCGTCCCTCGCGGCACAAAAACCATCGATCGTGAAGCCGCCACGACCGGCGCGCGCGTAGCAACACGGATGACCTGCTTGTCAGAAGAGGGCCGCCCATGATTTCCGCAAGAAAAATAAACAGGCCTGGATTTATCGGAAAGACGTGTCTTCACACGCTCACTTTGCACAACCGGCTCCACCCCTTGGACGCTCGGATTTTTTCGTACTCGTGCAGGAGGAACGAAAGAGTTCAGAGGCAAATTCAACGGCGTTTTTCGCGCAAGATGCGGCAAAAGAACGCGCATCGCCCGCAAGGATATCGATTTTCCAGCCATGTTTCTCTTCATCGGGACCTATTCATGCCGATAGCGGCGTTGTTCCCAATCGAATGAAAAGCCGTCCTGCTCAGCCAGAACGACGCAGGCCGCCATACGTCGCGCACGCGACCAGCCCATGACGACAGACCAGGGCACCCCGCTTCGAAGAAGATAGAGCATCTCCCTGAAAACAGGATGCCTTGTCAGTTTTTTGCCGTGTCCAGCGCCGCGCCCTCCTGAGAGTCGTTGGCGAAAAACAAAGGCTGGAGCACCATGATACCGTCATTACCAATGCGCCTGGCAAGATCGCGAATATCGTCTTTCGTAGCCGGCATCTGCACCGGCACGCCATTCACTGCCCTGACCGAACAGACCATCTGCGCGTAGGAAAGCCAGGTCGACGCTGCGGCACCTGCCGCCGCAGTGCCGCCAGCCTCGATCAGGTCGAGCATATCCCCGGGGTCAAGTTCGCGCAGCGAAAGCGTACGCCCCGGTGCAATCTCGAGTTCTTCAGGCAGATTGGTCATGAAATCTTGCTCCGCAACGAGGCATAGAACTGGACATGCTGGTGAATCATGCCCTCTGCCTGCCAGCGATCCGTCTTCAGCGAGAGCGACACCCCGCTATATTCCCAGGTCGTGGTCATACCATCGGGCTCACGAATGTACTGATACAGCGTACCACTACCGATACTGCCGGCATTCCAGAAAGCGGCCTCGATTGCCGCTACCAGACTGTCGAGATTCGCATTGGCACGCGCGATGGTAAAAATACCGCGCCACCCGCTGGGCGTGTTGAACTCGACCGGCAGACCGTTGAGTGGCGTCGCACGCTGAATAATCGTGTGCTGCTCGGACTGAAAGCCGGTCACATCGCGCAGGTCAATCCGCGATCCGTTCCAGAGCAGCGTTATCCGGCAGTCCCGACCGATACTATAAGGATTCACCATGGATCAGACACTCCCGCTGGCAGTGCTGACGCTCACAGAGGCGTCCCCCTGCAGATTGATGATGAATTTCTCGTTGATCCCCTGATACTGCACTTGCACGTCAGCCTGCACATACCCCGTCGCGACACGCTCGGTCGGATTATTGCTGCTGTCGCACAGAACCGCATAAGGCAGGCGACCGCCGGTCACACCAAGAATACCCTGAGACAGCAGGCTCGAAAGAAAGCCCAGTATCGACGCGCGAATATTACCGAAAAGACTGTCGTTGATCACGCTGCCAACATATTGACCCATCGTACCTTCGAGGGACCGCGCAAGATAATTGGTCAGACGCGTGTAGGCATCGCTCTGCACCACCGCGTTCTGCGAGGTATTATGCCCGGCACGGATTGCCCAATACTGCCCCCCCGGCGAGGGATTGCAGATCACATCAATGCCATTCTCGATCAGGGCACCGAGTTCGGCCAGCGTATAGCCAAAACGTGTCGCTTCGAGACCGTTCTTCTGACTCCCGACGATACCCGTCAGTGGCTTGTTCAGACCCGATTGTTCGGGTGAAAGCGCAGCCAGCTTTCCGGCAGAGAAAAGCGCAGGGCTGACCAGCTGCAATCCAAGCGTATCATCATTCCACCACAGCCAGTCGCCATGCATGTATTTCAGCGCATGCGACCACAGGCCTAACGCCGTCTTGCTCTGTATGGCCTGAGCCAGCGTTTCGCCTTTTGGTCCGGCTGCGATCATGTAGATGCCTTCATCGCGACCAAAAGCCAGCATCGGCACCATCGTCGCCGTGTCTCCCACGCCTGCGAGCGTTGCCACACTGCATCCCTGGCTGGTCAGGGCATAGAGCCCCGTTCGCGCTTCCGCGACGCCTATGAAACGTCCCGGCGAGGGCTCTCCGCCATCGGCACCCCCGGCGAGCTGGACGGACCCGGTTTCCGTAATGGCGGCATCGCCCGCAATCTCAAGCAGAACAAGCGCCTGAGTATCTGCTGCCAGAGTCTGCGCAAGCGCCGTCCAGTCCGCTCCGGTATAGGCCGTCGCACCCAGCTCTTCGTGAGAAACACTCAGAACAAACTGCCCATCACGGTAATTCTGGCGCGTCACACTCACAACGACGGCATTACCAGCACTGCCAGTATAGCGTGCCTTGATCTGGGCCACCCCCAGACTGGCCTGCGCCACCTTATCCGCACCATCGGTCACCCGCACCAGGCAGAACTGACTTGCCCCCTGATGCACGGCCACATCGACCGCGACATTGAGGTTTGACGCCCAGCTGCGCTTGCCGGCAAAAATCTCCCGACACTGCCCGACACTGCCGACAAGACTTGGCACATCGACCGGCCCCCAGGAGGCCGTGCCAATAATCCCGAGAAGACCGGAGGAAACTCCCGATATCAGCAAGGTCTCAGGCTGGGCGATCTGGATATACAGATCAGGTACAGGCAGAGCTGCCGTATTCAGGGCGCCACTCTGTATGAGTTGTGGCATGGATGATCCTTCTTTTCTGGAAGTGACCTAAACAGATTGAGGCTTTAGATGGACTGTTCCATCGCAATCCGTGACCCAGATTCGATAGGCTGGTGGCAGTTCCTGCGCGAAAGCGAGGGCCTCGAGCGCCTCTACTGGCATCTCGGCACGCAGTTGGTCAGGCGCGATATCGTACGGTAACGAGGCGCCATCCAAGTGAATCCACCCCCCACCGGCCACCATCTGAGGCGACCAGACGGAATCATATCTGTCGAAAATAACGCGCACACGAACATCACGGCGAAAAAGAGACTGGGTCTGCATCGCATCCTGATCGTCTTCCCCTTCGAAAAAGATCTGCGCCTGTCTTCCATCGGTCAGAGCAAGCCAGTCGCACGGTAGCAGGCGCGAAACCAGCAAATCGCCGAGCGTCGGTCGCATCTCGCAGGCGCTGGTCCAGAGAGAGACCCTGAAGACTTGGCTCTGCCGCCTGGTCAGACAGCTCGAACGACCATAGCCACCGATGACAGCTTTCAGGCTTCCTCCGGAAACACCGAGCCTGTCCTCATCGACCACGGCACCGTCGAGCTGCGACGCCAGGCTCTGCGCCACCTGCCCTGCTGTCTCCTGCGCGTCCACAACATGTCGCGCTACACGACGTGCATTATTCGGCTGCGTCCAGATCAATGCGACAATACCGGGCGCAGCCCGGCGGGAGATCAGTCTGAATTGCGCGGTCCTGCCCCAGATCTCGACGGCAAGAGTGGGAGGAATACGCAGTGTTTCGACCCACTCCTGCCCCAACGGGGTCGCGAGCCCTTCATATCCACCTGTCAAAGCCGTTACCGTCACATAGCTCACCGCTTCACGCAGGGAGGGTGAAGCGAAAAGATCGGAAGGCATGAGCGCCCCGGCCCGAAAAATGACTTTTTGTGCGGCCCAGAACGACGATGATGCTGCAATATCGGCAAAACGGCTGG